GGAACTGTGAACAATGTTTTTGACGTTTATCCTTGGCTTCAGTCCTATCTTGGTCCTTATTGCCTTGGTGGGTCTGGTGGTTATCAGGTAAGAGTTCTTAGAGGTTAATTATGTCTCTTATTGACGATACGTTTGCAGGTGTTCCAGCTTCAGTTTTAAGTAACTGGGGAACAGATATAACGTATATAAAGACAACAACTCCGAGAACTTATAACCCAACTACGGGTGTCGTTACTGGAGCAGATACGAACATAACGGTAAGGGGAGTAATAACACAATTGAGTTCTAGTGAAGACGAAGGTTTATATCAAACAACAGATGTAAAAGTTTTGATAGGTGCGGATGAACTTGGTGACTATTATCCCACTGAGGCAGATCGTATTCAGTATGGACAAGCTGGATCAACAATTGAAGGTAAAATTATTAGTATTCGTTCTTTTAGAGGAGATAAACCAGTGTTTCATACATTAATCGTGAGGCCACAGTAATGGTTAGAAAGAATGGATTTAATCAATTAGCTAAAGATTTAGATCGAGTTGCTGCATCTTTATTATTTAGTGGACCTATTAACTCAGCAGTAGAAGTAGTAACTCAACTGCAAGATAAAGGACCATCATGGTCAGGAAAGTTTTCTAACTCATGGGTAATTAAAACACCTTCTAAGACTTTTACTTGCCCTAGCCCTGGCCAAGAAGGAGAACCTAGAAGAATAAAAAAACCTTCAGTAACAGGAAGAGAAGTTTTATCTTCTGAGTTTTTAAAAGACAGCATTGTTTTTGAAATTTTTAATGATTCTCCAACTAATTTTTCAGGTGCTCCTTATAAAAAATATTCTTTAGATGAACAAAAAGGAAGATCATATCGTAATCCTTTATGGGGTCTTGAACCTCAAACTCAAAAAGGTAGAAAAAATCTAGAAACAACAAGTTCTGGAAGAAAAATTCCTGCTTTTAGGGGTGAAATAGGAGGAGGAAATCCTAATTCAACTTCAAGTCGTACTGCACCATTAGATTGGTTTCCTACTTATGTTCAAGGTGGAGGATTAAATAGAGCAATTAGAATTGAAATGGATAAAGCTATTAAAGTTTCAAAAAGAAGAACTCAAGGGAGAATTAAATGAATTATCAAAAAATTAGAGCAGCAGTAGAAAACCCAATGCTTACTGCTTTTGGAGCGTTATCACCAGCAGTGCCAGTATTTTTTGATAATATTACGGCTGCTCCAACAGGTACTACAACAGAGTATGTGCGAATAAATGTAACTTTTGGTGTAACAAATGAGCCGACTTTAGGTTCTAGCGTTGATAACGCACAAGGAGCAATAATTATTAGAATTTTTACTGAAAAAGGTAAAGGACCAGCAAGAAATCAAACCTTAGTTACAACTGCTGTAAATGTTTTAGAGACATTAAATGATACAGCTAAGACTAATGCAGGAGTGTTTTTTAAGGTTGGAAATATTGAAGGACCAGGATTTTCAACGATAGAAACCCCACCAATGTTTATGAGTACGATAGATACTTCTTACGTTGCTACGGTTTTGAGCTAATCTATATGTAAATTTCAAGAACGCCTCATGGCTGCTACCTGTCTATCTGGCACATCAGGTGCTTTGTACTATAAACCAGCAGGAACAAAAGGTACTTTTACACCTAGTAAAGTCACCATTGGAACTGAAGTCATTGAAGTAGATCCTTTCTTGAATTTCAAGGTAGGTGATCCAGTTAAATTTAGTATTATTAATGCAGCTACAGGTGAAGCAGGAACAGGAACATTACCTGCTGGACTAAACGATAGTGCTACCTTTTTTATTAGTTCTTACAACGCAACTACAGGTGCATTAAAAGTTTCTGCTACAAATGGTGGTTCAGATGTTGATCTAACTAGCACTGGTACTGCTGCTTCACCTAACGAGTTTCAAGTTGAATATGGTGCGTTTGAATCTGTTACTCAAGTAAGAGAGTGGACATTTGAGATTGAAAGGGCTGAGATTGATGTGACTACTATTGGTGGAACTCCAGGTCAGAACGTTCCATTTAGAGAATACATTGCAGGTTTTGGTGATGGCACTGGTTCTGCTACTGCTTATATGACCAATGAAGACACTGCAATGGTCAATAGAATGATTCAGGATGTATTCCAGCGTCAGCAGGTAGGAGCTTCATTCAAGCTTTATATAGATCAAGTATTTTCTGGTGGAACGTTGAGCGATACACTAAGTCGTTCTATTGAGTTTCCAGCAACTTTGACTTCTGCATCAATGAATGTAAATCCAGACGATGCACAAGCAGTGACTGTTAACTTCAGACCAGCAGGAGATGTTGCTTTCGACTTTAATCAAACATAAATAACCACTAGGAAGAAGTCGTGATAGAGTAATAGTGTATAAAGTATTTTTATGGCAGCGTCACCTAAAAACATGCGATTAATTGATCGTCTTGTTAAAGCTACTGATTTAAGTAAAAAGAAAAGAACAGTTACTTTATCTACTGGAGAAGTTGTTGAATTATGGTTGTCACCTTTGACAATGGCTGAAAGAGCACAAGCTCAAAAAGAAAGTGATAATGACGATGCCAATGAGTTTGCTTTGCGTTTATTAATTAATAAAGCGTATGAAGATGGAGGAAATCAAAAATGTTTTCAATCAGGAGATATTGATATTTTAAAAAATGAACTTAAAGATTCTGACTTACAGAAGCTAATGCTTCTTGTATTGCAAGATGATGAGGAACCTATCGACCCAAAAGACTAAGTGCAGAGTTACGAAAAGATAATTTATTAATGCTTCAGTTTGGGGTTGCAAAGGAGTTGGGTAAATCTTTAGGTGAAATACGTCAAATGACAATGGAGGAAATATTAGGGTGGTCAGCTTATTTTCAAGTGTTGAATGAAGATCACGAAAAAGAAATGCAAAAAGCTCGAAGACGTAGGTAAACTGTTCTTAATGGTTGTGTTTAAAAGTCGTGGTTTATAAAACTGATATTCAAGTAGCAATTAAAGGGGCAAAAGATCTAAGAAATTTTCAAGAACAACTTAAACAAACTTCTACGGATGTAGAGGTTCAAAATAAATTATTAAGGAATCTTGCAAAAGTTAATTCACTAGATCTTTTACCTTCTATAAAAAATTTAAATCAAGCGTTAGGAGAAGCAACACAAAAATTTAATCAAAGTGTTTTAGGGACAAAAGCTGCTACAGATGCAGCAAAAAATCTTGTTGATGCAGAAAGAGCAGTTAATAAAGAATTACAAGAGCGTGAAAGACTTTTGCAAAGCATTACTCTTAAAGGTCAAACATCTTCATTAACACCTGGTAAAAGTTTGTTTGGTCAAAGTGTTACTCCTGAAGGTGGTGCTTCTGGTAGATCAAGAAAAATATTAAGTGAAAGCCAAGACGTTCAAGAAGCTTTAGCAAGAATGGAACAAAAAGATATGAAATTAGTAGGACAAAAAGTAGACGTACAAGAACGAATAAAAACTATACTTACAGAACAAAACGACTTACAGGAAGCTTTATTAAAGTTAGAAAGAAAATCTACAACTGAGTTAGCGGAAAAAGCAGAATTAAGAGCTAAAAACAAACAACAATTTCAATCAGAAGTACAAGCTTTAGCTAATCAAGCAAACGTTGAAAAAGCAGCAATGCAAGCGGAGGTAGAAGCAACTAAAAATATTGTGGCAGAAGAAATAAAAAGAAGAGAAGCAGGAAAGTTGTCTGGTATTCAAAGAAGACAAAACATGGAAATGGCTAATAAAGAGGTTTTATTAGAAATGAAACTTACTAAGTTGGCCGAAAAAAAAGCTAGAGGACAAAAAGTTAAAGGAGCTATTGGAAGTGGTCTTATTGGTGGTGCTTTCCCTTTGTTATTTGGACAAGGATTAGGTGCTTCTGTTGGTGGTGCAGCAGGTGGTTTTGCTGGTGGAATGATGGGAGGTCAATTTGGTTTTGCATTATCACTCGTTGGTACAACACTAGGATCTACTGTTGATAGGTTGGCTGAAGCAACCAAGCGAACTGGAGATGCATTAGGTGGTTTAACAAAAAACGCAGAGGTGTTAATTCAATCACTAGGAAATACAAATAATGCTTTAGGTCAAAGAGTTAATTTAATAAAAAAAGCAGAAGGTACTCAAGCAGCCTTTGCAGAAGCTGTTAGGCAAACAACAGCAATAGTTGGAACTAAAGGAGTAACTGCTTTAAAACTTTATGGTGACGAAACAAAAGAAATACAAACAAGTTTGGCTCAAGTCTTTTTACAATTTCAAGCTGGGTTAGCAAGAGTTAATCAATTCCTTGGTGTAACAAAAGCTCTTGCAGATTTATTACCAAGAGATTTATCAGGTGAATTACAAGATTTTATTAAAAATCCAAAAACTAAAAATTTGCCTATACCTGGCTCAAGGACAAATCTTGATGCTGCGACTATCGCAGAACAAATAAGGAAAATTGAAAAGCCTCGTGGCATAAAAGAAATTTTATTTGCTGAAACTAATAAAAATAGACTTAAAGATTTAAAAAAAGACGCTAAAGATTTAATTAAAATAGGAAATCAAATAGTTAATAATACAATTGCTCAAGAATTATTTAATAAAGAGTTAAATCATCAAATAGAAATAAATGAAGCAAGAGGATTTTTAGCACGACAAGAAATAAGAGATCGGAAGAAGTTAAATGATATGACTAGAGAATTTGAGGAATTAACGGGGGAAAAGGCTGGAGAAAATCAAATAGCAACATTTGAAAAATTAATAAAGAAAACAAACAAATTGGTTTTAGGAATAAGAGCAATTAATGATGAAATTGAAAATTTAGATAAACAAATAATTTTATTAAAAGATAGTGGAAATCAAATTGTTTCAGCAGCTAACGCAATAGGAGATGCTTTTAGCGAATCATTTAAAGGAATAATTCGTGGAACGATGAGTGTTCAAGAAGCGTTTGCAAATATGTTTAATCGTATTGCAGATCATTTTGCAGACATGGCAGCAAAAATGGCTGCTACTCAGTTACAGAAAGGGATATTGAGTTTATTTACAAAAAACATAGGATCAGTTTCAATGAGTTTGAGTCAACCTGCCACTCTCCCAACAGATTTAGGCAGTAGCTTTAGCACAAAACAAGCATTTTCATTTGGAGGAGACTTAGGATTTGCAACAGGAGGATATGTTAACCGTCCCACAAATGCGTTAGTAGGGGAGGCTGGGGAAGGTGAATATGTAATCCCTGCCTCTAAGATGTCTTCTGCAATGCAACGCTATTCAGCAGGTGCTAGAGGTGAATCTGTTATTCCTGGCACTGGTTCGTCTACATCAGGTGTTGGAAGTAGTTCAACCATTGTTAATTACTCTGGTCCTATCTTGACTTTTAATAGTGAAGAGTTTGTACCTAAATCTGCTGTAAATGACATCATTAGTACAGCAGCAAGACAAGGTGCTTCACAAGGATCTTCTCAAACTTTTGCTACCTTAAGAAATAGTCGTAGTGCTAGAAGCCGTATTGGATTATGACCTTAGTTTCTTTAGCTGCTTTTATTGAAGTTACAAAACCTTTAGGTGGTCAACCAAATATTAGTGGAACTGTTTTTACTACAAATAAGTTTCAGAACGGTAAATACAACGAAATTGTAGATGGTCATACTTATTTATCTTTTTTATATTCAGGAGCAGCTTTAACAACTTCTGGAGATAATTTAGAAGCTTCTATTATTCTTGCTAATAATCCTGTCAGCATGGGTTATGTAAAAGAAATGGTAGAGAATAAATATCAAGTAAAGGTAGAAACTTTTTTAATGACAGAATCGTTTGCAAAGAAAAAGATATTAGCTGCTGAAACATGGTTAGCAACTTTATTTAATTACGATCCAGTGCAAATAGAGCTTGTTCTTTCTAGTGCGATTGATGCAGTAGGAGCTAACGCACCAACTAAAACATTAACTTCAAAAGATGTAGGGCATTTACCTGTGACAGGAAATATTCAAGCAAGATGAAACCATATCAATTAATTGGATTGCCTTATCGTTTAGGGGCTGATCCTATAAGACATGGTGCTGCTGATTGTTTATCTTTATGCCGTGTATGTCTTGGTTCGTATGGAATACAAGTTCCTGAAGGAAAAAGAAGTTGGTACAGGAGATTAAAGAATAAAGATTATGATGTCTTTTTCGAAGAATTAAATAGGTGGGGAGTTAAATCACCCCCTAAACTAGGGACAATTGGTCTTTGCAAATCAGAAAATGGTTTGGGAATGGCTTCTTTTTATGAGGACGGATGGCTGAGTTTCCAAGAAAGATTCAACGAATCAACGGTAATATGGACACCGTTAAACAGCCTTACGGTGATCGAGTCTTATTACCCACGGAACTAGAATTATGTAATCTTTTAAATTTAACTAAAGAAGAATATTTTTATTTTGTAGATCAAACTTTTTTACATGACGGAAAACAAAAGAAAGGATATGAATTAATTCCTAATATCCAAGCTGGTAACGTTGCTGCTTATTTTGCTACAGATGCAGGAAGACGAATATTAGTGCAAATAGGTTTAGCTATTGCGTCTGCTACCGTTGCTTATTTATTAACACCTAAGCCAAAACAGTTAGATAATAGAGCAGCTATAAACACAGCAGATGTTATTGGTGCAAAGCGTTTTGCTCCTCAATTTGCTTTTGATTCAATACAAAATTTAGCTACTATTGGTGATATTATTCCTTTAATATTTACTGATCAAAATATCAATTCAGAAGGAGGAATTAGAGTTGATAGTCAGTTGCTTTGGTCACAACTAAAAAGCTTGGGACGTTTACAAAGATTATCTGCTAAAGCTTTATTTTGTCTTGGTAACTTAGCTCAAGCACCAGATGAAAAAGGTTTTGCGATTGGTGATATGTTATTAGAAAATTATCACAAACAAAAGTTTAGTTTATATTTTAAAAAGAATGGAGGCAGAATTAAAGAAAGTGATTGTTACGAATCAAATAACAATAAAAAATTACCTCCCGTAACAGATGATCCTTTTTTAATTCCTATTATTGAAAATCATCAGGTAAGTAATAAGCCAGCATTTTCTAGTGCAAGAAATCCTAATACTCAAACAACTTTTGGTTTATATAATCCAATGCCAAATGCTTCTATATTTAGACCTGCCTATGATTTAGTAAGAGATGTTAGAGGAGCAAGTAAAGCAGCTATTAGAGATATAGGACGTAAAAGAAAAAAAGTAGAATTTTCTAGTTTCCCTATGAGAGCAGGATTTATCGTTCAACCTGATGATGATTCGTTGTTATCTCTTAGAACTGTTTCTGTTGATGATGAAATTGTGTATCAAATCCTTGGTGGAGATTCAGTTGGTGTTCAAAAAGATAAAAATGAAAAAGAACAAGGTTTTATGCCGCACGGAGTTGTTGATATTACTAATTCAACAAAAGCAGTAAGAGAGGCTTCTGATTCTTATATTTCTGTTGGTGAAACTTATATGTTAGGAACAAGTATTGCTACTTGTATTGATATTTCAAGTAACAGTCCTTTTGATAACACTTTTACAAAACAATATACTTTTAAAGTTACTGAGATAGATAGTAATTCAAATCAACTTGAGAAAGCAGGTGGTCTTGCAAGACACATATCTAATCCACTATTTGATCCAAATGGTCGTGTTTTAGAGAACGTATCTCGTTTAGGAGGAGGTGGTAATAATACTATTTTTATTGATCAATTGTTAAACAATAGAGATTTAGCTGATCCTGTTGATGTTTATCATTTACAAAGATTAGCAATAGGAACAATTACAAATAATAGAAAATGTAGAATTACAGAGATTGGTTTAAAAAGCAAAGTATTTAAAAAAATAAATTTTGCAAATGTCAATTCTCAACCAGAAGCAAGTGCTATCGATAAGATTTTTAGTGAACCTGGGGGTCAATTAAATTTAGGTCGTATAGATAAATTTATAAATAGATTTTCATTTTTTAAATTATATGTAAGAGAATTAGGATCAGAGACATGGGATCAATTAGGTAACAGTACAAATACTTCACAACACACAGGATTATTTTGTGTAAGAGGAAACACATCAGAATTTCAATATAATTTTATTAAAATACAACATCCAAGAGAAGATCAATTTGAATATAGATTATTACCTTGGCCTGGTCGTGATGTTATCAGGAAAATCAAAGGAACAAATAGCAGTGTAAAAGTTAACTTGTTAAATGCAAACTTTACAAAAGAAAATCAAGATTTAGTTGGGTTTGAAAGAAACACAATATATGGACTTTTTAGCGTTAAATTTGTTGGTAATGATGAATTAATTTTAGATAAAGAAACATTAACTAATCCAGAATTTATTATCGGCAATGTTCCTACAGATGCAGAAACAGGAGAACAAACAGCAGGAATAAAATCTTTAAGAATTACTCAACACATGAGTAATAATCAATCATTTCAAATACCAACTTCTCAAGAATATGTAGTAGCAGATGCAGCCTTGTGGGGTTACTTTGGTAATTTTGGATTTAATGCAGCCAATGGAACAAATATAGGAAGTCTTACTTTTTTTGATATTATCACACGTCCTGATCTTGTCCCACCTGGGTTCATTAGGTTTGATTTATGGTATAGAGGTACTAAATTAGTATCTGGTCAATTAATACCTGCGGCACAAGATATTGAGACAATTCAAGTTGATATTGGTAATGAAAGATTTAGAGCCACAAAAGTCGGTGGGATTGCAGCAAGAGTTACACATCCAGAAACAGACTCAACATTAAATCCTGTTTTACAGTTATATGTAGAAAGATCTGTTTTGCAAAGCAAACCTGTTCAACCATACATAAATACTGAAGTACCTTTAACAAGTAACGGTGCTGGAACGGATGCAAAAGTACAGCTTACTTCTTACACAAATGGAATTGATGTTGCTTCTAAATTTCATATAACTGCTTCTGGTTCGGGATATAAAGAGGGAGAAATAGTTACTATTCCTTCTCAAGTTGCAGGCGGTGGAAATCCAAATACTCCAACTATTACGTCAGGCATTAATTTATTACCTTTTGCCGATTCAATTGATAATCAACCACCAGAAGCACATTTAAACGATTTTGATGCTGCTTCTGATATGTATAAATATGAAGGTGATCAGTCAAGTCATTTAGACGGACCAGAGCATCAGGTCGTTTATGTAAATGAAATTATTGATGAGGTTAATGAAATTTCTTATGACAATTTAGCTTATGCAGGTATAAGAATTAATAGTTCAAAAGAATGGACTAATTTTGCACAGTTATCAGCCTATTTTAAAAAAGGAATTGTTGTAGAAAGCTTATTAGATAACAGCACAAGATCAACAAGTCTTTTTCCTGAAATCGTATATGCCTTATTAACTGACAGTAAAATTGGTGCTGGTGAAATTATTGGGGCTAATTCAGTCGATAAAAGAAAAATGGTTGTAGCTGCAAAATTCTGTAAAGCAAATGATTTTTATTGGGACGGTGTAATTTCTCAAAAGATAAATTTAAGAGAATTTATTTTTGAACATGCTGGCTATAACATGTTGAGTTTTCAAATAGTAGGTGGACGTTTTTCTGTTTATCCTGATTTACCTTTTGAATGTGAGCAAGAAACAAGTTTTATTGCTCATTTAAATAATACAAATGAAGCAGCAGGTATTACTGCAATACAAAACATGGATGAAAGTAAATTTAAAATCAATTACGAAGCGGATACAAGAAGTCGTGTTAAATGTCTTTATACAGATGGTAATACAAGAGGTATGCAAGTTGGATTTTTAAATCCTCAAGAACGTCAATTATTTAAAGGACATGTTCTTTATAGAAAAGAAAAAACCAATGGCTTTAGTGAGATAGATTCTGACTTATATCGATTTGCTAATAATTTTGGTGGTTCTGATAATGATCCAATAGAACGATTTGATCTAAGTGGTTTTTGTACTAGAAAAGAGCATGCACGAACTTTTGTTTATTATGCTTTAAAAGTTAGAAAAGAAATTGACCATACAATTCAGTTTGAAACGGCTCCTCAATATATTGAAAACGTAGGACCAGGAGATTTAATTAAGGTAATCAGTGAAGTTTCACATACTGATCGTTTTAGAAATGGAGCAATAACACCTGATGGAACGGTTGTTACAAATGAAGATGGTTTAAGTACTTCAGAAAATATTTATTACTGGCAAACAGGAACGGAAGGAATAAAAACAATGAATAACGTAAATCTTTTATCAGCCAATCATGGAGTTCCTGCTGGCAGTTTATTTGCAATAAAATCTACTACAACAGAAAATAAAATATATAAAGTTCAATCTATTACTTATGGAGAAGAGGGTTTGATTGCTGTATCAGCTAGTTTCTATCCTGTGAATTCTAGTGGAAAGTCTAAACTGCTAACAGGACTTTTAACATCTGGTGAGTTAACGGAGATTGAGTAATGGCAAAAGTTATTTTTCCTACTGGTCTAAAACCAAATCAAAGATCATTTACGCCTGGGTCGTATCCAAGCACAGAGTTTCAATCACAAGATGGAACTAAAACACATTTGAGATACGGCAATAGAAGGATTGATGCCACTTTAGTTTTGGGTTTTGTAAATATTACTGACGATCAAGTAGTAGAAATTTTAAATCACTATGACAGTGTTATGTCGGTTTACGGTCATATTGAATTTAGTAATGAAAACGGTGCATTAGGTATAGAAGATTCAAGTTCAAACAATGTTTTTAAAGAGGAAATAACAGGATCAATTGGAGGAGATGGAATCACAAGATCAAAATTAAAGTGGAGATATAGTGCTCCTCCAAACGTCACAAGTGTTTTTCCAGGGAAAAGTAATGTAAGTTGTAGTTTTGTTGGTTGCCTAGATGCCCCTTAGAATAAACGCAATGTTTAGGATTTTGGGTCGTGCCTTTTTATAGCGGTCAACATGGTCAGTTAAAAGTCGCTGATGCAGCAGTAGCAAAAGTAAAGTCATTTGGCTTTTCTACTTCTCAAGCTGTACTAGATACGACTTCACTAGAGGATACAGATAGAACGATTATCCCAGGGATAAGAAGTTTTTCTGGAACAGCTAGGCTTGCTTATCATCAATTATCTGCTGGATCAGGTGGTGATGTAACTACACTACTTCAAAAAGTAATGGGAACAGCGTCTTTCCCTACTTCTGTTAGTGCTGGTGTTGGTACAAATGATGTAGCAACAGAAGTTACGTTTGAATTAAAAATTGCCGATGGCAGTGCAAATGGTAGAAGGATAAAATTTAGTGCTTTTATTACATCTTTTAATATGAATGTGGCTATAGGAGAAGTTGTAGAAGCAGATGTAAGTTTTGAAGCCAATGGTGCTCCAATGATTGTTGATATGTAGATATGGGTGTTATTTTTGGTCAATCAGGAGAAATTGCTTTAAAACGTGATTCTCTACAAGAAGCTTTAAAAACAAAGCTAGATCCTTTTGATGTCAATACATCAAGGAAAAGATTTAGCGTTGACTTTGCTGATGGATCGTTATTAACAGGAGATCAAATAGAAATTGAAACCGTAGATGGTTCTACATTAGAACTTATCAATGGACATAATTTTCATGGTGCGAAAGCTTATATTCATGTAGATCAAGCTGGTGGTATTCGTTTATATAACACTTTTGGTAAAGCTTTAAGTGGAGAACAGTCTGATGCTTTGACCTTAGTAACTCCTAGTGCAGCTAAAGACGTATTGATAAAAACAAGGAATGAAAGGTTTAGGCAGTTAGCAAATGTAACTGATTTTGAAATGACAACGAGTAGAGATCAAGTTGATACAACTCATTTAGGAGATCAGTTTAGGAATCAATATGAAGCAGGGCTTATTTCAGGGCAAGGAACATTAAATGCTTTTTTTGAGCATCGCTATGAAGAGGGATATAAACAAAATGAAAGAGGGATTGAACCAGAGTTTCCATTTTATCTTGCACAACTATTACTAAGAACTCAACAAGGATCAGACTTTGACGGTGCTTTTTATGTATATAAAGATAACGCAAATAGTAAAAAAAATGTATTTTATGAATGTAATTGCATTGTGACAAATGTTGCAATCAATGTTACTCCATCAGAAATAGTTGAAACTTCTATTGAGTTCGTAACAAATGGAATCATCAAGTTGAAGATAGGTGCAACCCCTGGATTCTTGTTACAGGAGGACTCAGATAAAATATTGCAAGAAAATCAGAGTCCTATATTGCTCGATTCAGATTAAACTGCTTGTAATAGTTTTTAGCGTCCAGGCATGGCAGATCTTCAGATTTCGCAGTTACCAGCGTTAGCGGAAGCAGGTGTTCAATCAACAGACGTATTAGCCGTTGCAGATTTAAGTGCATCAGAGACAAAAAAAGTAACAGTCAAAGATTTAGTTGCAGCAGGTGTAGCGTTAATTGATGCAGGAGATATACCAGCAGCCAAGGTTGGAACACTAGGAACGAACCAAGTAGCTACAGCAGCAATACAAGATAGTGCGGTAACAAATACCAAGCTTGCAAATTCAAGTATCAGTCTCGGAGGTTTGAGTCTTTCGCTTGGATCGACAGATGCGACTCCTGCCCTAAATCTTTCTGACGCTACAAACTACCCAACATCTTCTCTTAGTGGAACGATTACAAATGCACAATTAGCAGGGAGCATCACAGGAGATAAATTAGCTAATTCAACAGTTGCTTTTGCAAAGTTAAATCTTTCTGACGGAGACATAGGTGGTGCAAAAATTACAAGTGCAAGTATCACAAGTACGCAGTTAGCAGCAGATTCTGTTGGTGCGTCTCAGATCGCTGCAAATGCAGTCGGAACAAGTGAGGTAGCTTCAAATGCGATAACAAATGTAGAAATTGCTAGTGCAACGATTCAAACGGGAAACATAGCAGCAGCACAAATAACAGCCAGTTTGCTTGCTAATAATGCAGTTACAACTGACAAAATTCAAGACGGAGCAGTAACAGCAGCAAAGCTTAGTGGAACTTTGCAAGCTGCTTCTTTCGCTGATGGATCAGTAACGACTGCGAAGATTGAAGATGATGCAGTTACTTCAGCAAAGCTTGGACTAAATTCGGTCGATTCAAATGCTCTAGCTAATAACAGCGTAGACACTGATGCTGTTGTCAATTCAGCGATAACAGATGCAAAGATCGCTGCTGTTGCTGGTACGAAGATTACAGCAGGGACAATACCTGCATCAGCGTTAAATACTTCAAATATCAATCGTGGTTTAAATGTTGCTAGTGGAAATATCGGTATTCAAAACGCTGTTTCAGGAGGTGCAGCAACCAAAAGTGGTATTGCATATACAGACCAAGGATTAATTGCTTCAATTACTGATTTAGCACCAAGCGATTTGCCAACAGCCACAGTTAGTGCAGCAGGAATAGCTAGTTTTCCTACGTCTGGTGGTTTATCAATTACTGGTGCTGGAGCAGTTTCTATTGCCGCAACAATTCAAGCAGCAACACGATCTGGAATACAATTTAATAGTTTTGGGCAAATAATTGGTCACTCGGCTTTGACAGCCAACGATCTCCCTGTAGGTACAACATCTGCGATTGGAGCTTTAAGCGTTACAAGTGGAGGAGGTTTAACTGTTAGTGGTGCGGGGGCTTTATCTCTTACAGATTCTGCAGTTACTCCTGATTCTTATCCAAAAGTTACTGTAAATCAAAAAGGAATAGTTACAGCAGGAGCAAGTCTTGTTGAAGCTGATATTCCACCTATTTCAGCTACAAAAATAACTTCTGGAACTTTAGATATTGCAAGAGTTGGTGCAAACGCAATTACAGGTGCAAAGTTAGCAAATGCTTCAACAGTTTTATTTGGTTCTGTTGATCAAACTGGTTTTCCTACTTCACAATTTACAGGACAATTTTTCTTTGATTCAGTACTAGAAGATTTATATATTTTTGATGGTAATGCTTATCAACCAGTAACAACTTTAACGAAGGG